TTCGCCGGTGATCGGGTCTTCCCACTCTTCCGCCACGTACTCAGTCATGGCGAACGCATTACCGTAGTCGATAAAGTCGTTCACACACTTCTGGACCTCGTTGCGGAACTTACCTAGCCGCATCTTGGTGTACATATACGACTCAATCATAAGCCGCTTCTTTTGAGTGTTCGAGGACCTGTCTTCGCCCTCCCACGCAATTGGACGATCATTCGGGAAGAGAGCGCCCATATAGTTGGCGTTCAGGTTGTCTCGAATCTGGCAGAGTTTGGGGACGTGAACTGAGTTCTTCCACGGAAGGGTGTCGTTAGTCGTACCCCTTGTGTCCGTGGCAAACAGATAATCACGAATCTCTTGCTTCTCATCCATCCATTGAGCACGGGCGGTTTCCCACTCCACGTACTTGTTGACAATCTGAGTGGCCAGGTGTTCCGGCCTCCCGATGTCGTCTAAATCAACAGTTCTGGGCAAAGGTTAGGTCCTTGCGGAAATTCCGCCGAAGCGGTGGTGATAAATAACGTTACCGTCCCGGCGCGACCGTCCGGCGTTTTGAGCCGGCTTGGTCGAGATCATGATGGCTGACGCCAGCGCATCCATACAGTCGTCGTGAGGCGGATGGGTCAGGATCAACTCATCCTCAAGGGTCTGACAATTACCACCCTTGTAGTGCCACACCGACAAGTTATCGTATCGGGGCTCTAGGATCGCCGCCATACGCTCTTCCTTAGAGCCTTGGTGACGGGTCGGTTTGTGCTCTTCGATGCTCAGGTACATACCGTAAGAACGGATGTAGTCCTTGAGTTGGGCCACAATCGCCATCTGGGCTGCAGTCATTTCAGCCGATAACTTGCGGAAGTCCCACTTTTCATGGAGAGCTTTGATGTGTTCGAAGTAGTCGAAAATCTTATCGGTCTTAAACCGGTCGATGTCGAGGACATAAATAAAGCCCTCCCAATCCACTCCGATCACAACGATTGCCGTGTAGTCTGAACGTTCTCTAGTCGAGTAGGCAAAGTCCACGGCGGCAAAGATGTTGAGGTTTCGATCTCGGTGATACCACTTACCGTTCTGGTATTGGATATCTTCCTTTTTGTAGTATTGGAACTTCCCTCGGTCGATTCGAAGCTCACCGGGATCGTTCGGATCATTATAGTACTGGGCTCGGAATTGCGTGCGGTCAAGATATTTAGCACGCTTTTGGGCCAGAATCTTAATATCGAATCCGAACCACTTACCGTCCGACCGTTGTTGACGAGGCCACAGGAATTCTCCGGTGCCGTCGCCTCGGTCTTCAACAGCTCGCTCGAAGATTTCGTAGATGGGCCGGGAGCCGACAATCTCACCGTTTTCATCGAAGAGCTCTTCATTCATTTCGAGCATATTAGAGTAGAGGTCTTTCGGATGATACCGAGTACCAACCACCCACTCTTGCATATCAGCGCCTTCGATGGACGAAAGTAGCGAATACTGACTCTTGACTTTGTTGCGGCCCTCCTCAGTGTAGGCGTTCTCATAGACAACAACGTCGTCTAGAATAGCCACATCACAGTGAAGGCCGGTGAGTGACGTGGTGAGACCGCCAGTAAAGACAGTCGGGTCACGAATACCCTCTTCTTTCCTGAGCGGATGATCAACAGAGATTTCGGAGTTGGTCCACTTTTCACGTTTCCCCTCATCAGGGTGAATCATGTCCGGCCAGTAGCGACGATAAATACTCGACGTTAGAATGTCTTTGATCATCTTAAGCTGCTTCTCGGCCAGATTAGACGTGGACGAGATATACAGAATACGACAATCCGGGTGCTTGGTTATGTGCCACGCAGCCCGGTAGGCGATGATTGAAGATTTAGCGTGGTCTCGGGGGAGCAGGATCAGTTGGTGATTACCTGCGTCCTCCCGAGTCATCCACCTAATGAGTTCAGAGTGGACAGCCCCAAGAACACGTTTAGGGGCCACAAGGCGGATAAAGGTTTCGAGATCAGCCTCAGCGGCCTCCCGAATTTGGTCTTGCTTAGTCGCGGGGGTTTTTCTTTCTTGCACCACGGGTCCTTGGGTAAGATCGGTTGGCCCTCTTGGACTCCATCCGAAGATTGCCGGGTCGGTTGTCCCGGGGATTTCCATTAGCGTGACCGACATCCTTGCCGTCACCCTTGCGAGCCTTCCCGGTCCGGATCATCATTCGACGGGCTTTGTTTCGAGCCGCCCGCCTTTTCTTTTGCTCAGGCTTTGAGTTGTACTTAGCTTGAGCTCGTCTGCGGGCTTCAGTCGCCACTCCTACCTCCTTGGATCACCTTCAGGCCTATACGTTCCATGTCTTCGTCTTCGACCGTAAACTTCTCGACCTCTCGTTTGAGCTCTCCCTTGAGAACTGCCCTGGAGGGACGACCAACTTTGTGCTTGTCAATCTCCTCGGTAGCGATAAACTTAGCCGCTGCGAGAGCTTGGGCCGGATTGGCGTCAGACATCATAGAGTAAATCTTCTGAAAGGCTTCTGCCCGAAGAACTTCCCGAAGCTCTGCTTGCCACACCTCAAGGGCGGCCTGGAACCATGGGGCCTTCAGAAGACGAAGCCAATGATTCCAATCGCCAAGATATTTTTCTGCCCACAGACGCCCGGTTGGGTCACGGAGCTCTACAAAGGTCTTTCGCCCAGAGATGAGACCTGGGCGGTCCTCGTAAAGAGTGAAGATTGGATCAAAAGGTTCGACTCCCGGATTCCTCTCTTGATTTGGTTCATAAAAGAGGGCTTGAGTCAACCACCGATTTTGTTTGTCCTTGTACGGAAATCGGGCCAACGAATTTTCTCCAAAATTAAAATCAGTAGCGATGAGGGTTACTCCTGAAGCAGTTGTAGGAACACGTCGTGGCGAGCCGCAGGAGACGCGCCGCCTGCCGTCGCCACCTTGATCGAAATGCTGTCCCCCCGGTTCACCGAGACCCCGCCATGATAAGCCCGCGACTGGAAGGCCGCAGCCGCCGTGGTGCAGGTCAGCGCCGTATCTGCGCCATTCACCCTGACCGTATAGACATGGCTCTGCCCGGAGGCTGGCGTGTCGTCGCTGTCAGCCTGAATCATGAACAGCACCCCGTCGAACTCGGCGCGGAAGGTAGCGTCCGCTTCCGTAGTCGTCGTTCCGCCGCCGGACTTGATGTAAACCGTCGAACCACCGGCTACTGTTCCTTCGCTATCGCAGAATACCCGCTGACCGCCCGTGACGATCAGCTTGGCCCCTGAAGCGACGGAAGCTCTCTTACCACCTCGCCAGCTATCCCCTTCGATATGGACAACCGCCGTGTCGGCCACGGTGATGTCGTAAAAGGTCGAAACGCTGTCGAAGAAGTCCGACGAACCCCACGGGGGGATTACGCCCGTCAGGATGGTGGTGAGCGCCCGGAAATAGATTTTCTGGCTGGTTCCGCCGACGTAGATGCCTCGGGTGGTGCCCGCGAAGAAGTGGTCGATGTCAAGGTCGTTGGACGCCCCGTCGATCCGCAGGCCGTAGTTGGAACAGCCATCCGCGAAGCAGTTGGTCAGCATGAGCAGTTCGGTACCGCTCAGATGCCAGCCGTAATCCAGCGCCTCGGCGCGGCAGTTGACGAACTGGTGGCCGCCGACTGCGATGGTCTTGTTGGCCGGGTTGATCCGCCAGCCGACCGAGTTGTCCTCTGGCTTGCCGTTAGTTGAGCCGGGGCCAGCGTAGGTGATCTTCCCGAACGCCTCGACGTTTGAGAACGTCCACTTGTTGACGGCAGTATCGATGTAAAAGGCAGTCTTGGTTACATCTTGCAGCTTTACATCACGCATGGAACCAGAGCGGTTTCCAGAGGCGTCCGCCGCGTCATTGTGAATGCGAACGCCGAAACCGGAGATATTGACGCCGGTTAGTCCATCAATCCGGGCGCGATAAGTTCCGTTGACCGAAACCATGTAGTCATTGCTGGCGTCAGAATAGCCGGAAACATACACATCTCTGACCAGAGGGCAGAACCCGCTCATCGTGAAGATGGGGCCGGATGTCTGCGTGTCTATAACCGCATTATTTCCCTGAACGCCTTTATGATCAGAGATCGTAATGCCAGTAATACTGTAAGACGTTGGTGACGGAATCAGGTTCGTTACGTAGCGCGCATCAATCGCCGATTGCACGTCAGCAGATGTTCTTCCTCCGTAAACCTCGGGCGAGGCAATAGTCAGGTCTGCCGTGACGACTCGTTGCCACGATTCCCAAACATCGGTTGCTTTGTTGCCGAAGCGGTAGTAGAGACCCTCACCGTCGTTGAAGGCAAGCTGGTGAATGTTGCCGCCGGTGGCGTCCGTCCATTGGCTAACCGTAATCACAGACGCAAAGTCGTGGGAACCCGGCAGGCCCATCGTGGAACGCTGCTTGAACTCCTGCCAGAGCCCCGATGTGGCATAGTCGGTTGGATCACTGTTGACCGCGCGCGTGTCGCCCGAGGTCAGGCCGTAGTTGATTCCGCTGATCGGGCCGATGGCGAAGGTCAGGCCGTTCAGGGTCGGGGCGACCTTGAAATCCATGACCCGCGTAGCAATGGTGATGTCGTAGGTGTCGCCCGCATAGACCCCGCCCGGATAACAGGCGAAAGCCAGCTTGGCGAAAGAAGCGGTGGAGTAGAAACTTGCGAGTTGGTCGCTTGACGTGCCAAACCCTAGTTGAACAGAACTAGCACCGCCCCGGATTTGCTGCGCAAACGTAAACGTGTTGGTCGCGTTGACTTGCGCGGCGTTCACAATCCGGCTGTCGTCACCCGCCGCCACTGTGCCAGCAGTCGTGCCGACGTTCTTTGTCGCAGCATCCCCGAGCGAAGCGCTGTTTGCCTTCAGCGCCAGCGCGTCAAAAACAGCATCCGACGTAGGAGACTTCGACGTTTCGCCGTTCGTGATCGCATTCTCGATCAGCTCAGAGCGCACAATGGTTGCGGCCTGCGCCGCCGTCAGATCGCCCGGAGCGCCCGTTCCAGCCCCAGACGCCCGACCTTTGATCGTGGCTTGGGCCATATCGTTCAGCTTGGCGTTGGTTACGCTTCCGTCCGGTACACCGACCGTACCGATCAGAGATACAACGTCCGCCTTGGTCGGAATATCGGTGTCCGCCGTCTGCCCGATGGCCCGCTTGGTGAAGGTGTCCGCGCCGGTCTGTTCGACCACTCCAGCCGTGGAGTTCAGGCCCGCTAGCGCCGTCAGCGTGGCGTCGAGGTCCTGCTTGGCGTTGAGGGCGGTCTGCGTGGCCGTGGAGATCGGCTTGTTGGCATCAGAGGTGTTATCGACGTTCCCCAGCCCAACGTCGCCCTTGACGATCCCGGTCGGCGTGGTGATCGCTGGAGAGGTCAGGGTCTTGTTCGTCAGGGTCTGTGCGTCAGTCGTGCCAACCACAGCGCCGGAGGGGGCGGTCTTACCTGCGAAGGCGGCGAGGTCCGCATCATAGGCTTGAACGTCGGTCCCGATGACTAGACCCAAGTTAGTGCGAGCATCGGCTGCCGAAGATGCCCCCGTGCCACCGTTGGCGACCGCGAGACCCGTCCCCGACCAATTCCCGTTGTTAACCGTGTCGAGAACCGCAAGGTCCCCAAGACCTAGGGTCGACCGCGCGGTGGCCGCATCTGGGTCATCCAAAAGCGTCCGCGTGAACGGAGTCGAACCCGCATTAAAGAAAACTTCGATTTCGTCGTCGAGGTCTTGGAGGCGGAGCGGCTCAGTGCCCAGGGTCGGAGCTGGGAGATTGATCACTCGATTCGAATTCATATCGAGGTCAGCCTCCATTTGGTTCGGCCCGGTGCCGTCCCTAGAAAGGGTATTTTCGACCGCCTCGGCTATCGCCTCGAAATTTTCAGTCAGCGCCTCGGCAGACCGATACCC